TGACTGACTTGGACGCAAACGCACTTGAGGTTTATTGCGAGTCGGTTGTTACATATCGAAAAGCTATGTTAAAAGTTAGGGAAACTGCTGAGGTTTATGCCAGCAAATCTGATCCCGGGCGTCCTAAAAAAAATCCGTGGTTAAACGTTGCGAGCGACGCGGCTGCGCGCATGAAAAAATATAGTGAGATATTGTTATTAGATCCGGTGTCGAGAGCGCGCGTCGGATTGTCAAAATCTAATGATAAACCGGCCACAGGCATTGCTGCTTTTATGGCTAAAAGGAACACAGGATAGATATGTTTAATGCGGATCGTGCGGCCGAGGTAATTGAGTTTATAGAATTGCTTCATTTGACAGGTGATTTTTATGGGCAACAGTTTAAGTTGTTTGATTGGCAAAAAGAAATTATTTGCGATGTGTACGGTACAGTCAATAACCGCGGTTATCGGCAATATCAATATGCATATTTAGAGGTTGCCAAAAAAAACGGTAAAACTGAAATGACATCTGCACTCGCCATATATCATTTAGTTTGCGATGCGCCAGGCGGTCAAATATACTGTTGTGCCGCCGAACGCGAACAGGCAAGTTTAGTTTACAAGGCCGCAAAACAAATGATTGAGCAGGACGTTGAATTATCAAAACTTCTGCGGGTTGTTGACAGTAAAAAAGAAATTCATAATGATGCGACCGGTACATATTTGAAAGTGCTGTCTGCCGAAGCTTATTCTAAACACGGCATAAATCCAACAGTTGTTATATTTGACGAGCTTCACGCGCAGCCTAATCGCGATCTGTGGGATGTTATGACTTTCGGTTCTGGATCTGCGAGGAAAGAGCCGTTATATTGGATAATCACTACGGCCGGTGATGATCCGGATCGTAAGTCAATCGGCTGGGAAATCCATGAAAAGGCACAGAAAATAATATCCGGCGAAATCGAGGAGCCGAACTTTTACGCAAAAATCTACGGAGTACCGGTAGATACGGCGGATATTTTTGATGAGCAGGTATGGTATCAGGCGAATCCATCATTAGGTTTATCAATTGATATTGAAAAACTTAGACAGGAATCTCAATCTGCGAAAAACAGTGAACGCGTAGAACGACTGTTCCGTTGGCTGCGGTTAAACCAATGGGTGCAGCTAAAAAAAATAGGATGGCTGCCGTTGACGCTATGGGACAAGACACAGGGCAGTTGGTCGGTCGATACTCTCGTTGGCCGGTATTGCTATCTCGGATTAGATTTATCGAGCACGACGGATTTGACGGCTATTGCATTGCTGTTCCCGCCGCAGGCTGGTTTTGACGAATGGCGCTGCATATTTAAGGCATTTGTTCCTGCGGAAAAAATGAGAGAACGTGTCGCGCGTGACCATGTTCCATACGATAAATGGGTTGATGCCGGTTATCTAATTGCGACTGATGGTAATGCGGTTGATTACGAGCTCGTACAGAAAGAAATTGAAAGCTGTGCGCGGAAATACAAAGTGAAATTTGTTTGTGCTGATAAATGGAACTCGCTGATGCTGACGCAGGCGCTTGCGAAAAAAGGCATTAAGACAATTGAAATCCCTCAGACGATGGACGGCATGTCGCCTGGCATGAAAGAGCTTGAGCGGTTAATGCGAAGCGGCGAGATGTCGCACGATATAAATCCGCTCGCGCGATGGTGCTTCGGGAACGTAATTATTGCGACGGACGGCAACGAAAACATAAAGCCGATGAAAAATAAATCTATTGAGCGTATCGACTTGATTGTCGCGCTCATCGATGCAATGAGTGCGGCTATTAAATTAGAGAATAAAAAGAGCGTTTACGAGGAACGCGGAATTCGAATGGCGTGAGGTGTAGTTTAATGAAATTCATAGAAAAATACGGTGAGGATATTTTAATTCTTGGCGGACTTGCGGTCGTGATTTTTACGACTTTTTTGTTGTCAGTGATTGCGGGTTTATATCTGCTTGGTATTGTAATGGTTGCGCTCGGCGTATGGTTTGCGAGGTGATGTAGTTGTTATTTAAGAATAAAAAAATGCCAGCACTCAGGAGTGACGATGCTTGGTATAACTATCTATGCGGCCGCGGTTATACTGTGAGTTCCGATACTGCTATTAAAGTTGCGGCAGTCATCCGGTGCGTTGATGTGGTTGCTAAAACAATGGCATCGCTACCGCTGAACTTGTTTATGTCGACGGATTCAGGCAGGGAAAGGGCAACGGGACATCCGGCATATAAACTATTGCATCGATTGCCTAATCCGGAAACGACAGCATATGAATTCTGGCATATGTATGTTGTCAACTTGATGTTGAGTGAGGGTGCATACGCAAAGATTGTCCGTAACCGCAACGGGTTTATCCGGGCGATATGGAATATCCCAAGTAGCAATGTTACGATGCACAGAAATACGGTTAACGGCGAACGGTTTCTGATTGTGCATGATAATGAAAAGGGCAGTGCGGAAAAACTGCGTGAGGGTTATTTTATGTACACGCCGGGGTTTAGGTTTTCTATGGACCCGGAGGATCCTGTTCGGATTGCGTCAGATATTCTTGGATTGACAATGGCGTTAAATAAATATGCAAAAGACTTTTTCGACAACGGATCGAATTTGGGCGGGTTTGTTGAAAGTCCGAACTCGCTTTCGGACGATGCATATAAGCGTTTTTCGGAATCGTGGCGCGACACTTATGCCGGCGTTGTTAATCAACACAAGGTTGCGATTTTGGAGGAAGGCATGAAGTTTAGCCCGCTCGGCCGGAATCCGAACGATTCGCAGGCGCTTGAAAGTCGCAAGTTCCAGGTTACCGAAATATGCCGGTTATTCGGTGTGCCGCCGCATAAGGTATTTGACCTGGAACGCAGTACGTTTTCGAATATTGAACATCAGAACATTGAATACGTGCAGGAATCAATCGCGCCGATGGCAGTCCGGATTGAGCAGACGATTTACAAGGATTTGCTGACTGTATCTGAACAGGAAAATCATTATGCAAAATTTAATGTAAATGCATTGTTGCGAGGCGACATTGCTACGCGGACACAGTATTATCATAGCATGCGGCAGGACGGCATTATGAACGGCGACGAGATACGCGAGTTGGAGGATATGAATCAGATGCCCGATGGCATCGGGAAAATCTATGCGGTTAACGGAAATATGATACCATTGACCGCTGTTCCGCAAAATTTACCGAAAGGGGCAGTAAAAAATGGGTAATGAAAAGTATTGGGAAATCAAGGCGAAAAGCAGCGATTTGGGTGAGGTATGGATTTACGGTGAAATATCGTCGTTTAAATGGAGCGATAGCGATGTGACACCAAAGGATTTCCAGAAAGAATTGAAATCGATTGAAAGCGTTAAACAGCTTGACATCTATATCAACTCTGGTGGCGGCAGTGTATTTGCCGGACAATCTATTTATTCTATGTTGAAACGACATAAAGCCAACAAAACAGTTTATGTTGACGGTTTGGCGGCATCGATTGCGTCCGTAATCGCGATGGCGGGTGACCGCATTGTAATGCCTAAAAACGCAATGATGATGATACATAATGCGTCAATGCTTGGTATCGGTGATTATCGAGATTTCCGAAAATATGCGGATGACCTGGAAAAAATCAATGGATCAATTATTTCCACATATGCGGAAAAAACCGATATGGACATAACGGAAATTGCAAATCTGATGGATGAGGAAACGTGGATGAGTGCGGACGATGCTGTTCGATATGGTTTTGCTGATGAAATCGAAAACACAAAAAAAGTGGCAGCATCAATTGATGGTGATTTTTTAATTTGCAACAATGAAAAATTTGATTTGTCAATGTATAAGAATCCGCCGGAAATCAAAAACGAAACCGATAATACTCAAACCAATGATGAACCGTCCGAACCGGGCGAACCGGATAGTCCGGGTGAAACGAATGAAAACAGGGGCGAAAGCCAGCCTGTATCAGATAACACGCAAGAAATTAATGCGCAAAGAACCAAGATGTACGAACTCAGGCGAAAAATCAATCAAATTGAGGAGGACTAAAAAATGCCAAACACTAAAAATTTAATCGAATTAAAACAGGAACGGGCTAATTTGACCACGAGCATACGTGCTTTGATGGATGAATTTAG